AGGAATCGGTCTATACGCTCCTCAAGAATCAGATTGACCGCTTTGGATTGGCGAGCCAGTTCCGCGTTCTTGACAACAAGATTATCGGGCGCAAGACGGGTGCAGAGTTTCTGTTCTATGGCTTGTGGCGCTCGATTGATGAAATCAAGTCGCTCGAAGGAATTGATGTTCTGTGGATAGAGGAGGGGCACAACCTCACCGCGGAACAGTGGAAAATTCTTGAGGCGACGATCCGCAAGCAAGGGTCGCAGGTATGGGTGGTTTTCAATCCGCGCCTGTCGACGGATTTTGCCTATAAGCGGTTTGTTTTGAAGCCGCCACCCGGGACGCTGGTCCGGCGCATCAACTACGACGAGAATCATTTTCTGTCGCAGACAATGCTGGATGTCATTGCGGCGGCTAAAGAAGAAGACGAAGACGAATTCGCACACATCTATCTCGGCGTCCCGAAAGACAATGATGATGATGCGATTATCAAGCGATCATGGATCATGGCCGCAGTCGATGCGCACAAGGTCCTGAAGTTCGAGCCGAGTGGGCGCAAGCGGATCGGCTATGACATCGCTGATTCTGGCGCCGACAAGTGCGCGACGATCTATGCGCATGGTTCAGTCGCTCAGTGGGCTGATCTCTGGAAGGCTGCCGAGGACGAGCTGCTGAAGTCTTGTACGCGGGTTTGGAATGTTGCCCGAGAACGATCGGCCTCCGTTACCTATGATTCGATCGGCGTTGGTGCGAGTGCTGGTGCCAAGTTTGGCGAGCTAAACGACACCATCACCGATGGGCGCATTCAATATCAGAAGTTCAATGCTGGCGCAGGGGTGTTTCAGCCCGAGGCGGAGTATCAGCCGAAAACCAAGAACAAGGACATGTTCCTGAACTTGAAGGCGCAGGCGTGGTGGCTTGTGGCTGATCGGTTCCGTAATACATACAACGCGGTGCGTCGCGGCGATAAGTTTGCCGACGACCAGTTGATCAGCATAGCTAGCGATACGCCGTATCTTGACCAGTTGATCGATGAGCTGGCGACGCCCAAGCGCGACTACGACAACAACGGCAAGGTGAAAGTCGAGAGCAAGAAAGACCTTGCCAAGTCGACGCGCGAAGGTGGGCCGGTTCCGTCGCCCAACTTAGCGGATGCCTTCGTTATGGCGTTCGCTCCGGGCGTTGAGCCAATGGTCATCGCCGATGACGTTCTAAAACAATTCGCAAACTCAGGCCGCAGATGACGCGCAAGCAACGCAAACGGGTTCAAATGGCCGAGAGGCGCGCGACGCCCCCGGTCGAACCGGCGAAGCCTGCAGATATGCGCATCTCAGTTGAGGCCGAGCTGCTGATGCGCGCGAAGCCTACTCGGGCAGAGAAGCGCGCTTACGCTGAGATGTTCCGCCCATATGAGCCTCCCAAGGGAGTTCTGCCCAAAGGCATGACGGGCAAGACGCTGGCGATGGACGCCGGCTTCGATTACAACTCCGTTGGCAATCTCGGCAACGTCAACGAGATATTCAATCAGGGATATGCGTGGCCCGGGTTCACTGTGCTCGCAGATTGGGCGCAAATCCCCGAGTTCCGCCGGCCTGCTGAGACCTATGCGCGGGAAATGACGCGCAAGTGGATCAAGATCCAGGCAACGGGCGAGGAAGACAAGTCCGAAAAGATCAAGGTCATCGAGGCTGAGTTCAAGCGTCTCAATGTGCGGGCCGTGTTCCGCGAGGCCATCGAGCAGGACGGCAAGTTCGGCCGGTCGCAGATCTTCGTCGACATGGGCATGACGTCGGATCAACTCGATACCGATGAGTTGAAGTCGGAACTGGTCGAGTCCAAAGATAAGGTCGGGTTGGATTCCCTTAAGCGCCTGACGGTTATCGAGCCGATCTGGAGCTATCCGAACCGGTATAACGCGAACGACCCGCTTGACCCTACGTTCTACAAGCCGATTTCATGGTTTGTGATGGGCAAGGAGATTCATTCCAGTCGCCTCCTGACGATTATCACGCGCGACGTTCCCGACATCCTGAAGCCGGCCTATGCCTTCTCCGGCCTGTCGCTGTCGCAGATGATGAAGCCGTATGTCGACAACTGGCTTCGCACGCGGCAGTCCGTCTCTGACTTGATCCATGCCTTCACGGTCTGGACGCTCAAGACGAACATGGCGCAAGTACTCAATGGGGGTGGCGCTGAGAACCTGTTTCGCCGTCTGCAAGTATTCAACATGGGCCGCGACAATCACGGCGTCATGGCAATCGACAAGGACACTGAGGATTTCAGCAACATCTCGGCGTCGCTCGCTGGGCTGGATAAGCTACAGGCGCAATCACAAGAGCAGCAGTGTGCCCCGTCTGGCTTGCCGCTTGTGTATCTGACGGGTATCACGCCCGCCGGCCTCAATGCATCCTCGCAAGGGGAAATTGAGGTGTTCCAAGATACGACCGCGGCGAATCAAGAGGTATATACACCAGCGCTGTCGAAGATCCTGAATCTGGTTCAACTGTCCAAATTCGGTGAAATTGACCCAGAGATTGGGTTCATATGGAATCCGCTGAAGGTCACGTCCGAACTGGACAAGGCGAATATCCGTAAGGCCGAGGCCGAAACTGATCAGGTTCATATCGATTCCGGCGTCTTGTTCCCGGAAGAAGTGCGCGCGCGCATTGCTGGCGAGGAAGACTCTCCGTACAGCGGCATCGATCTGAACCGTGATCTCCCTGAGCCTGTCACGCACAATGGCCAGCCTGGCCCGAACGAAGAAGGGCTAGATCCCCTGGAGCAGCAGCCGCAAGCAGACCCGGGCAGTAGCGGTGGCGCGGCGATGGATAGTTTCGCGCTCGATGCCGACTGGGAAGAGGGCAAGCATACCCGCGCCGAGAATGGCGAGTTCGGTTCTGGTGGCTCATCATCGGGTAAAAAAAAACTAACGAGCAACGAGAAGTCGACTCTTTCATCTTATTCGGGTGACGACTTTCTACGGATCAATTCCGAATTGCGCGAAGGCAACGATAGCGATCCGTCCGTACAGCGATTGGATAGCGCGATCGAGAAGAGCCCACTGACAAGCGGAACGACGCTCTATCGCGGCATGTCTCGCGAATCTGCAAAGAAGTTATTTCCAGGCGGGCAGATCACGCGAGGGATGACAGTTTCTGATCCGGCATTTGCTTCAACATCGAAATCGTCCAGCGTGGCTGGCATGATCGGCTTGGGCGGTGTGGTTCTTAAGATCGAGACGGGTGCAAACGCAACCGGAATCGATATGACGGAACACTCGCGCAACACGCATGAGAAGGAGGTTCTTCTCCCGCGCAATGCAAAGATGAAGGTAATGGGCACGATCCCGCCTAAATCTCCTGGCGATCCGATCGTTGTGCGCGTGTCTTATGGCGACTAGTCATGAAAATACGCGCTCCTAGTAAGAAGCCGATTGTGCTCGGCCCCGCCCATCCGAATCAGGGGTTAGAGGCAGCTTATCGGAAGCGTCTTGACGCGCTTGTGGAAGCGATGAACCGTTCGTTGCTGTATTGGTTGACTGCAGTGTATCGAGCGAATGAGCCCGAGATGGCTCACGATGCTAGCCCAGCGATGGCCTTGCGTTCGGCCATGAAGAAGTTGTCGACCTACTGGCAGAAGCGTTTTGACGACGCAGCGCCCGAGCTGGCGAGATACTTCGCCGAGAACGCGTTCAAGCGCGCGGATGGCTCGCTACAGGCCATACTCAAGAAGGCTGGCTTCACCGTCGACTTCAAACTGACGCGCGAGGCGAACGACGTGCTGCAGGCTACGCTTGGTGAAAACGTTGGGTTGATTAAGTCGATTGCTAGTGAGCACCTAACGCAGGTCGAAGGGCTTGTGATGCGGTCGGTTAGCGCTGGCCGTGATCTGTCTACTCTGTCCGCTGAATTGCATGAGCGGTTCGGAGTCACCAAACGTCGTGCCGCTTTGATCGCCCGAGACCAGAATAACAAGGCGACCGCGACGATTACCCGCGTGCGTCAGCAGTCTCTTGGCATCACGCACGCGAAATGGCTTCACAGCCACGGCGGGCGCGAGCCGCGTAAGTCGCATCAAGCGGCAGACGGAAAGATTTACGACATCAGCAAAGGAATGCTGATTGACGGCGATTACATCTGGCCGGGTCAGTTGATTAATTGTCGGTGTGTGGCGCGGTCGGTCATACCGGGATTGGAGGATTGAGATGGACGATCTAGACGGGCTTGTTGACGAAGCAGTCGGCGGCATGTTTGCGCAATGGGCTATCCGGAAGCAGCGCCAGTCCTGCGGGTGCGTTATCCCGATGCCCGGGGTCTTTGACCACTTTTACTGGACGACCTGCCAGCATTGTTGCAAGCAGCTTTCTATGATGATGGTAGCTGAGCGGCCTACGGCGGCCTGATCACCTTGTAGTCGCGCAGCGGATCGACCGGGAGCACATGGTCCCGGTCCGGAATGACCGGAAACAGGCTCTCGTGCCACGCAATCAAGATTTCCACACTGCTGACTGAATACCCGAACATCCGTGCGATCGCAGCCAGTTGTGCCCCTTCATCTCGAAGGGAGCGCATCGTATAGGCGCGGCAAAGCGCCTCGTGGCGACCGGGGATCTGTTCCATAGCATCTAATATTACAGGCATTCGAAAATGGCAATTGCACTGTCCTCATTCGCGCCTACCGCGGCGATTCCGTTTCAGGCGACGGCGGCCGGTGGGAACGTGGCTTTCCCGACCACGGGCACGCCGACGATTGCGGTTGTCACGAATCTCGGACAGCAGGTTGTTTTTGTCGCGCTCGGCACCAGCACCGTAACAGTCGCGCCCGGCACCGGCCTTGCAATCATGCCGGGCGACAACGTCGTGCTGACGCTCAGTGGTGGCGCGTATCTCGCTGCGGCGACACTCGCCGGCGTGTCTGGCCTGAACATCGCGGTCGGTAACTAATGACCACGCAAATCACGCTGAGCGTTCGCCTCGCGTGGTGGACGATCCCCGCGGCGTGGCTTATCGCTCGCGCATACCGCCCGTTCGTCGGTACGAAGCGCGCGCTTGATGCCGCCGAGTGGGTTTGCTTGCGCGGGATCCGAATAGAAGTCAAGTAGCCCCATCGAATTCAACAAGGCCCGCCACTGCGCGGGCTTTTTTATTGCCTAGACCTATGCCCAAGATTGCCTCAGACGAAGCCATCAAGGGCGCGGGGATCATGCTCATCACGCCCGATGAGGAAGTCTTGTTTCTGCTGCGCTCGCCCGATTCGAACCATCCGAATGAGTGGGATTTGCCCGGCGGCCGCTGCGATGCCGACGAAACGCCTGAGCAGACCGCCGTTCGGGAGACGCAGGAAGAGATCGGATCGCGTCCGTATGGTGAGATCACAAAGATCGCTGACACGTCCAGCAAGGACGACAGTGGCTCTGAAGTCGACTTCATCACGTTCCGACAATTCATCCGACACAAGTTCAAGCCGAAACTTGACGCGTCCGAGCACACGAAGTTCGTCTGGGCATCGCTCAAGAACCCGCCCGAGCCATTGCACCCCGGCGTGCGTGAAGTCGTGGATATGGCGCTTGGCGTGAAGACGGCCAATGACATGGCGATGGACAAAGCAATGGTGTCCGCGCTCTCGTCGCGCAATTTGCTTGCGTTCGATAAAGGCAGTGTCCGCACGTATGACCATGATGGGCGTCTGCATATTGCGCTGACGCATATCAGTAAGGCGAACGTTTGTCCTTATATGGGCGAGGAAATCCCAGATCCGGACGGGACGCTCAGGCTGCAACCGAAGCGCATCTACATGCTGCTGCGCGATCCCGAAGAGATCAAAAAGGCCGTCAAGACCGCGAACATGATCCCCGTGCTCAATGAGCACGTGCCGGTCAGCCCGATCGATCCGAAACAAAAGAACGTCGTTGGCTATACCGGCGAATCCGCCGCATTCAACGCGCCGTACCTCGATAACTCGATGGTCATCTCGGTTCAAGAGTCGATCAGAAACATCGAGAACGGCACCGAACAAGAACTGTCGAGCGCCTACTACTACCGCGCGGATATGACGCCGGGAACATATGAAGGCGCGCAGTTCGACGGCGTCATGCGGGACATCAAATTCAACCATGTCGCCTTGGTCAGCGCCGGTCGCGCGGGTCCAGACGTCATGGTTGGTGACGCAGCAAATCGTTGTGTATTCAAATCCACAGGAGCCTCAAAAATGGGCAAGTCCCTTAGCAAAAAAGCGGTAATGGCCAAGGGAGCCCTTATGGCTGTCCTGGCAGCCGACTCAGCAATTGATCTCAATTCGATCTTGGCTGGCGTGAAGAAATCCAACTGGCTGGCTAAAAAGCCCGGCATCGTGGCCGCGATCAAGCCACTGCTGGCAGCAGACGCGGATATCGCCGACATCGTGCAACTGCTCGACAAGTTGGACGGTGAATCGAACGACGACGACAACATCGCTACCGACGAACCCGATCCGAAGTGCGAAGCCATCCTCTCGATGCTGCGCGGCAAGATCAGCGATGAAGACCTCGCGCAAGTTCAGGCTGCATTGAGCGCGCCCGCTGCGGCTCCTGCTGCGGCAGATGAGCCCGTGCAAACGCCGGGCGCTGCGAACGCGGACCCGAAGAACGGCGAAGGAAAGGCACCGATTCCGGGCGCCACCGATGACAACGAAGAAGTAAAGGACAAACCGATGGATAAGGCCGCGATGGACAAGGCAATCAAGTTGGCAGTCGACGCCGCTCGCAAGGAAACGGCGAAAGACGTCGAAGCATCGACGATCGCCCGTCTGCGCGGCATCTCGGAAGCCGAAGAAATCGTCAAGCCGTACGTCGGCAAGCTGGTTGCGATGGATAGCGCCGAAGCTGTCTACAAGGCCGCTCTTGGCGCGCTGAAGATCGACACCAAGGACTTGCATCCGAGCGCTTACAAGGCCGTGCTGATGGCTCAGCCGAAACCGGGCGAAGAGCGCAAGTCGCACATGGCGTCGGATAGCGCAGGCGTCGTGTCGAGCGATTTTGCCGAGGCCTTCCCGAGCGCCGGTCGCCTCGCCAGCTAATCCAGTCAATCATATTCAGGAGTAACACATGGGCTTCCCGAAACAAGTGAACGTAGTTGCAGCGCCCGCAGTATTGGGCGACTTCTGCGATGGCACGCCGCGATCGACTGTTACCAACGGTCAAGGCGCATTCGTATCTGGTCCGAGCGGTCTGTCAGTTGGCCTGTTTGCTTGGGCTGACTCGACCAACACGTTTTTGAACAACTTCGGAGTAGGTGCGCCGACCGGCTTCATCCACCGCGACCAGCAAGCGTTGATCACTGCGTTTCTGGGTGACGACTCGCTGTTGATGCCGCCCGGATATCAAGCGACCGCCTTCAATGCCGGCGGTTTCTGGGTGCTCAACGCCGGGTCGACGACTTCGGCTATCGGTAACACGGCCTACGCCAACAACTCAAACGGCTCGATTTCGTTCGGTACTGCCGGTTCGCCCCCGACGTCGGCTAGCGTTACCGGCTCAATTGCAGTGAACTCCGGCAGCACGTCGACCATCGCGCTGAACTCTGTCACGGGCTCTCTGAGCGTCGTCAGCGGTGTCCCGACCTTAACCGTAACCGCTGTCGGTACCGGCGCTTTGGCTCCGGGCCAAACTCTCTCAGGTGCCGGTGTCGACCCCGCCACGGCCATCGTCTCGCAAAGCTCGGGCACGACTGGCGGTGCTGGCGTGTACGTTGTCTCGGTTGCGCAGACGGTGGCCAGCACGACGATCACCTCGTCGGGCGCGACTCTCACGGTCGGTGGCACGGTGACGGGCACGTTCCTAGTCGGTCAAACGCTCAGCGGTACTGGTGTTACCGCAGGCACGGCGATCACCAACGCAATCTCGGGCACGGGTGGCGCAGGCACGTATGCAGTCAGCATCGCGCAAACGACCGCCAGCACGGCTATCACCGCATCGGGCGGCACGCTGACCGTTACCGCCGTGGCATCGGGTGCGATTGCGCTGAATGATCCATTGTCCGGCACTAACGTTACCGCTGGCACTTCCGTTACCGGCTTCATCACCGGTACCGGTGGGAACGGTACGTACGCAGTCAACGTCAGCCAGACTGCTGCATCGGCCGCGATTACGGTCGCTGCTGGCACCGCAACGAAATGGGTCGCCGCGTCAATCAACGCCCCGGGTGAATTGGTGAAGATGACGAGCTGGCTGAACGGCTAACTCTCGCACACCTAACCACTTAACGCAGCAAGCCACCCTTCGCGGTGGCTTTTTTATTGCTCAAAAGGAATTCACCATGGCTAAGATGGCCTACGACATGTCGCCAAGCGATCAACGCGCGGCGATCGATTTTCACCGCACGCAATGGGGTATCGAGTTCCCCGATGCTCAAGTCTTCACTCGTCCCGAGTGGAAAAAGAACATCAATCTCGC